TGTAGCGGTGGTAACGATTATAGGTCTCTGCCTAACTAGATTCAGGTTCTAGTGACCGCAAGGTCGTGTAGGTTCGACTCCTATTATCCGCACTCCCACCTTAGTTGGTGGGTTTTCTTTCGTCAATCATGTAGGAGCCCACCTATGACGATTCAAACCGGGAAACTAGACCGCCGAACGAAGAAATCGACGAAGATTAGCGAGCTTCACCGTAAGGTAATCCGCAATATCCGCGAATTGCGGGCTGAGGTCGGTTTCACCCAATCCCAAATGGCGGCCAAGCTCAAAATGGCCCAGCCGACCTATTGTGCAATCGAGACTGCTAGGTGCGACGTGATGCTGGGGACACTTGAGCGAATTGCCAAGATTCTCGGCCAGCCGGTTCACGTCCTGTTTGCCCGGGAGCCGCGACTGGAAACCTAATCCTCGTCCGGCGAAGCGACAAAAGTGACCAAATCAGCCCAGGGGCCCAGCTTGGCCACGTCCCGAGCGCGGGGAATCTGCACCAACTCAGCAGCCGGCACGTTTAAGGCGTGCGCGATGTTTTCCAATGTGTTCAAGGTAATGGCGGTGCGGCCGTGCTCCACGTCGCTGACCTGCGGTTGAGCCCAGGAGCGCCCGGTCACTTCGGAGAGCCGGTCGGCAAACTGGCGCTGGGTCAAACCAGCCATCAGCCGCCTAAGCCGGACGTTTTTCGCTACTCGAATCCGCAATTCCATGCCGTAACCTACTGCCTCCTAATGAGTTGCGAATTTATAGCGAGAATCCTATTGACCGGCAAGCGTTAATCGCACTAGACTTTGCACGCCGGGGGTGACAGCCCGCCAAAAAAATCTCGAACACTTGCGGCCCTGCCGCATTTTCACGCCCGCCCCCTGCCGACTGTCACCGGCTCGGGGCGGGTTTTTTCGTGCATGGAGGTCGATGGAATGGCTCGAATCCGAACCATCAAGCCCGAGTTTTGGCAGAACGAGCACTTAGCCAGGCTTTGCCCAGAATCCCGTCTGCTGGCTATTGCGCTCCTCAATCACGCCGACGACCACGGCTATTTTGTGGCAACCCATCAGATTGTTCGGGCGGCCTGCTTTCCATTCGACGAGGATTCGTCGAACGTTCGTCGAGGACTCGACGAGCTCTCGAACATAGGCTGGATAAAGGTCCGAAAAGCACCTGATGGGAGGCTGCTAGGAAAGGTCGTGAACTTCAAGGTTCATCAACGTGTTGACCGGCCCCAACCAAGCAAAATCGCTGATATTTTCAAGCAAATTCAAGGATTCGACGAATGTTCGTCGAATGTTCGTCGAACGCTCGACGATTGTTCGGCGCAGGAACAGGGAACAGGGAACAGGGAAGGGAACAGGGAAACGGAAAAGGAAATCATAAATGATTTGTCTGCTGCTAACGCAGCCGACCCCCCGCCATCAGCAGGTCAGTCGAAACCAGAGCAGCCACCAGCACAACCGGAAGGTAAAGCCCCAAGGCGAAAAAAAGCGAACGACCCTAACCGGTACACCCCCGAGGAGGTCTTGGAGTGCTGGACTTACTACTTCAGCCAAAATCCAAAGCTAACCCCCGAGCGCCGGAGGAAAATCCAAGTTCGCCTCAACGATGACTGGTGGCACGACAACTTTGCAGACGCTTGCGCCACTGCTTGCAAACTCCCGTTTTGCCAAGGCGACAACGACCGAGGATGGAAAGCAAACATCGACTGGTTCTTGAAACCTGACACCCTCCCGAAAATCCTCGAAGGTTTTTACGAGCGCTCAAAAAAAGACCCGTACAAAAATTTCCAAAAGATTACCGCTTCGGCTGCTCAATAGGCAGTCTCCTAATCAAGGAATCAACAAAACCGGCCCGCCAGCGAGCGAACGGAAGTCAGATAGTCCAATCACACCCCAAAATCGAAAAATGCGTCAGGAGCGAAATATGAGCGTCGTAAACACTAGGGAAAGAAAAACTAAGAATCCTGGGAAAGTGGACTCCGAGCAGGCCGTCTTGGCGGCTGCTTTGCTGGACCTGACTTTGCTGGATAAGGCGCAAGCATCGAAGCTCGGTAAGGCTGATTTTTCCACGCCGGAATACGGCGAGCTGTACGACAGGCTTTGCCGGCTGCGCCTGATGGGTGACGCGGCCGGCGAGAGCGGTACGGTTCAAGCCATCCAAGAGTCGGGAGTGGGTAAGGAGGCTCTCCGGGCCATGCTCGATATGGGCGAGATTTACCGGCTCGACTTCCGTCTGCATGTGCGGCGAGTGATTGATGCTTCCCGAATGGCCAAGCTGGCCAAAGCGGTCGAGGGTGTTGCCGAGCGTATTGAAGCCCGAGAACCGATTTCCGACACCTTGGAGTGGCTGGAAGCCGAGTTGCAGCAGGTGAAAGCCAATCGGGAAATGAAGCTGTACGACTGCACGGCGCTGGGCGAAATGAGTATTGCGGCCAAGCGAATCGAAACGACCGTGGACGCCTACACCGGCCTGAGCGAGCTGGATGACCTAATTGGCGGCTTCCATGCTGGCGACTTGTGTGTCCTGGCGGCGCGGGCCTCGGTAGGCAAAACCGCTTTCGCCATGCAAATCGCCGAGCACAACGCAAACCGTGGTCGACCAGTGCTCTTTGTTTCGCTGGAAATGGACGCTGTTGACATTTTCGACCGGCTGATTGCCAACGACACCGGAATCAGTGCCAGTCGGCTCCGAGGTGGCCGTAAGTCCTTGTCTGACAACGACTTAGAGCGAATCGCCAACAGCGCAACGAGCTACCACGACCTCCCCCTAACGGTGTATGCTCCGAGCAAGTCGACCACCAACGACATTCGCACGGCCGCCAGAATCGCGCAGGCCCGGCACGGGCTCAATCTCATTGTGATTGACTACCTGAGTTTTATCAGGCACCCCGAGCGGCGCATGGAGCGCCGGGAGCAAATCGGCGAAATCTGCAAAGAGCTGAAGCGGCTGGCCAAAGACCTGAAAGTGCCGGTCATCGTCCTGAGCCAGCTCAACCGGATGGCTGAGGGAGAAGTCCCAACCCTGGCGATGCTGCGGGAATCGGGCTCCGTCGAGGAGGATGCCGACCAAGTGGTCTTTGTCCACCGGGCCGAGCGAACGTCAGTCGATGGTCAGTTGATTGTGGCGAAGAATCGCCATGGCCAATGCGGCTCTGTGGAGGTCGATTGGAATGGTACTGGGATGCGATATTCGGTTTCGTCAAATCAATTTCGGGGAAGCGACACGAATCAAAACTGGCCCAAGCGCGGCGCGAAGCAGCGTATAAAGCCGGCAGAATCGACCGTGCCACCGGAGGGTGAACCGTGGACCGGCTAACCGACGAGGAGGTAATCGAACTATGGGAGGAGCGAGCCGCCATTATCGAGTTCGAGGGCAAGCAGCCCCGCCGTGATGCCGAGCGCCGAGCGTACGCGCAGGTGAAGCGGGAGCACCGCCCGAATGAAAAGATGCCCGACGCGACGAGCGGGTGGCTGAAGAAGCGGGAGTCAGAGCGATGAGACAGTGTGAGTTTTGTCACGGCCGAGAAACGGTAAGCGGTGAGAAGTATTGCAAGCACTGCCGTAAAGTAGTGCTCAAGATGCTTGAGGACGAAGGTTATTTAGAGAAAAAGCCAAGGAAAGCGCCCGCTCACACCGAGGAGCGTGGCCGAAAACCGCTAACGTCCTGGGAGACGCTGGGCGGCACTGCGGAAATGAACGGCAGCGGCGACAGATGGTAGCGCGGGACGAAATGATTTCGTCCCGTTTCGTCGGACAGTGATTTGTCCCGTTTGTTTCGATGGGTTATTTCGAGTTGACCGCTACTCGATAGCACTTAGCCTATAGCCGCTTTTTGGCGGGTATTGGGGGTGTCTCTATGGCCAGAAAGCAATTCTGGCTAAGGGAACAACCCAAATGTGTGCGTTTGTCGCTGCGGCGGAAGCCGCCTCTGGTGTCGATTCTGCCCGCCTGTCCCGCCAAGACGTGATTAACGCTTGGCAATCGTTTGAGGAGGCCGTTGCGGTCTGGGAGGAATCAAAGGCTCCCGTATTGGTGGAGTGGGAAGGTGGTCTGTCCCGCTCGTTTGAACTGCTGGAACCAGCCGTGGTCCAGCTCATGCAAGACCTGCAAGACGATACGGTGATTGATAAGTCAGCCTGGGCGGTGGTTCTGGCCATTGACGAGTTCATCAAAGCCACCGTCGAGTGGGCCGAACAGGTCAAGCTCAACCCTCGGGGGACCAACCCAAGCGGAAGCAAAGCGGTTTGGGACGCCTACCGTGAAGTCCGGCCGGCAATGGAGGACCGGCTGCCCGAGAAGCTGGAATCAGTGGCCAGCCTGCTCTCTCTCCGAGGAATCAGCCCCCAGCAAGTCGCGGTCATCTATGACTGGTACGACGAAGCCGGCAATCCAGACGTGGACCGGGTGGAGGAGGAGCGATTAAACCCCGGCAAGCATACGCAGGGGATGCGCAACCCAGCCCGAGTCAAGCGCGAAAAGGAAATCGAGGAGCGGTGGAAGAAGCGGTGCGAGGAGTTCGGCGGGTACGACCCCAGCGTTTTCGAGGGCTCGGAATCCACCGAACAGCCCCAGCGGAAAGAACCGCCCGCGCCGGAATCCTTCGAGGAACTGCTTTCCTATGAGGGCATGACCCTTGACCAAGTGGCCAGGATGAAGCAAGTCTCCATCGAGGAGGTGCGGGAGCACGCCCGAGAAATCGCCCTGATGAATACCGACGTGGCTCGCCTGATGGGTGCGGAGCTGGCGGCTGAGCGGCTGACCGTGGACCCCACAAAGGTCGCCCGCAAGAATCAGCTCGAAGCGGCGATGATGGAAACCTACGCCGGGCTCGAAACCAAAGAGAGGGTTTGGGCAATGGCTGATGACGGCTGGAATGTCGGCCGAATCTGCGCCGGACTTCGCGCCCACGGCGTCGGTGTGTCCTACGAGGACGTTTTGCGGTACATGGCCCAGAAGCCCGAGGTAACGAGTGAGCCAGGACGACAAACCGAAGCAGCCGAGGAAAAAGAAACGGCTGGCCAATCCGGTAGCAAGCAAAACGCAAAGAGAGGTCGAGTACCGCGAAAGGCAACTCAAGGCGCTTGAGCTGCTGGCTGAGGGCTACACCTACACAGAAATCGGCAAGGAGCTAGGCTGCTCGCCGGTCATGGTGGGCAATTACGTCAAAGACGGGCTCGGGCACTACAAAGAGCGAATCGCCGAGAGCGTCGAAACACTGGTCGCAATGGAATGGCGGCGGCTTGAGCATCAGGAAACCAAACTTTGGCGACTGGTGCGGAGCGCGGAAAACGACGCGTTCGACAAAGACGGCAACAGGGATTACAAGTCGATTGCCACCCTGTACGCTCGCCTGCAATCGTTAAACGCCGACCGATTAAAGCTCATCGAGAAAATCGACCCGGGCGCGGACTTGTCACTGGATACTCGGGTGTCTTTGGTCGTGGTTCGCAGTCGCCAGGAATTGCCAAAAATCATCGAAGCTACGGAGTTCGCACAGCGAGTATTGCACGATGGCATTTCTGCCGAGGGCGAGGAAAAGTCAGAAGCAGACAGTTGAGCGGGTCAAGCTCGCTGACGGCACAATCCAGTGCCTTCACCAGGTCTATGACAAGCAGCTTCAGTTTATCAACAGCCGTGATTTTATTACGGGTTTTGTGGCTGGTCGTGCTTCTGGCAAGTCTTACACTGGCGCGCTGAAGGTGCTCCACGACGCCAAGGATGGCTGGGAGGTCATGGCCGTCTCGCCAACCTACGTCATCGCCGAAGATACGACGTTTCCGACGTTCATCGAGGCTGCCAGCTCGGTAGGGCGGCTCATCAGGACCAAACTGAGCCCGTTCCCCCGAGCGTTCTTCCGAACCGATGACGGCGGCCGGGCGGAGATTGCCTTCAGGTCAGGCGAAGACCCCGAGAAACTTCGCGGGCCGAGTAAACCGATGCTCTGGATTGACGAAGCCTCGATTTGCCATCAGGACGTGTTCAAAATCGGTGTGGCCACCTTGCGGTATCGCGGGAAGATGGGCCAGTGCCTACTGACCTTCACCCCTCGGGGCCGGACTCATTGGACCTTCCGTGAGTTTTTCGACATGGTGGACGCCGGCGAAGCTGCCCGCCTGGCTGGTGTCGGTTTGCACAAATTCGGCGACTCTTGGTACAGGCAGAAGAAAAATACCTGCCTCATCCAAGCTCACAGCTCGGAAAATCCGTTTGTGGCCTCGGAGTATGTTGACCTCATTAGCGGCGTTTACACGTCGGCAATGCGGGAGCAGGAATTGGCTGGCAAGTTTGTGGACGTGGCTGGGCTCTTGTTCTCCCGAGAGAATTTCCGGCTAATCCAACCATTTGACGTGCCAAGGGGCGCAATGCGAGTCCGCTACTGGGACCGAGCCGCGACTGCTGGCGATGGCTGCTACACTGCCGGCGCGCTGCTTTCGATGCCGTTCGACAGCCGGCCAGCCCGAGTCATTATCGAGGACATTGTACGCGGCCAGTGGCACCCCGCCGACCGCGACAAAGTAATGCTCGAAACAGCAAAGCGGGACGCTGAGAAGTACGACGGCGAAGTCATCATCTACATCGAGCAGGAAGGCGGCTCAGGCGGGAAAGAGATTGGCCAAATGGACGTAGCCAAGCTCGCCGGCTTCCCGGTGTTTTTGGACGTGGTTGGCGGCTCCCGAAACCGGAAGAAGGACGGGATTAACCTGCCGGGCCCAGCCAAGGTGGTCCGGGCGATGGGACTGGCGGCCCAAGTCGAAGCCGGCAACGTGGCCATTGTCAAAGGGCCGTGGAATGACGCCTATCTGGACGAAGCCACAGCCTTTCCCGAGTCCAGTTACGCGGACCAAATCGACGCCTGTTCGGGGGGGTTTAATAAGCTGGCAATTCACTGGCAGGGAGAAGCGCAAAGCCCGGAAAGGCTTTCACCTCCTCCGGGCTTCGGGTCAAAGATTCTTGAAATGCAGTCAGTCTTGGCGCTCAACCGAAAAAGGCTTTAGCTATTTTCCTCCGCTGCTTTTTCTGGGCTTCCATTTCCAGGATAACACGGTGGTACTGGCTCATGGTCATGCCCTTGGGCTTCAGTTCGAGCAGCTTATCCAGAATCGACCTTGGCAGCCGAACAGTCAACATGACAGTGCCCTCGGGGCTCATCGGTGGTCTACCCTTGGGCATGAGCCACCCCCTTCCGCTGCCGCCACTTCCGCAAGTCGAGCGGCCGGCGAATCGTCACCTGCTGCCCGGCCAACTCGTTCTCCTTGCCGTTCGGGTTACTGCGTCGGTTCGGCCAAGAGCGCTCGATTCGCACTTGCAATTCGTAGTAGCCGCCAATCAATCGCCCTTCATAGAAATAGCCAAAGACAGGCGTTTCTTGGTCCTCCCATTCGTAGACGCGAAAGTGCGGTTCGAGCGGGGTAATCGGGTCAGCGTCGAAACTGGCCGGCATAACCAGCGTGCCGATTTGCTCAATCAAAAAGTCGGGGTTGTCGTGAAATGCTTTAATCATGGGTAGGCTTCTTCCTATCGTGTGGTGGTGGCTCGTTTATTGGCTTCGCGCTCAGCAGCCGCTCGGCCGATTTTCTTCATGGCGTCAGCAAAGGCCATTGCCAGCCCGCCCACGTCAACGAAAAGATTTCGCCGTAACTGGCTGATTGCGTCCTCAGCTCTGTCGCAAAGCTCGTTCAGCTCCTCGATTGCCAGCCCTGCCCAATGCATTTCCGCAGGTACGACTGGCGCTGGCGTATACGTCGGTGTAACCGGCTCCTCGGTCGTCAATAACTCGCCGATTGGCTGCGACTCTGCATCGCCTACCAGTTCAGGCCGGTCGTACACAAGTTTCCGATAAGTCACTGTGTCGCCGAGTCCGCTAAACGGCACCCAGTCTCGGTCAAAATAGACGTTTTGTGCACCAAATTTCAATGCGCATCCCGCCGCCCAAACCTCGGCCGCATGGTCCGTATGGAACTCTGCTTCAACTGTTTCGCCGTACACTATGCGAGATTCAATTTCCCAGGTCTTTGGGTCGCGCATTTGCATGACGGCTTTTATGTCGTGGTAAGTGTATTTCGGCATGTTTCTCAATCTCCTGTTAGGTGGTTTCCTATAGCTTCCTGCGACGGTGCAGGCCATCAGGCCGGCGTCAGCCGGCCCTCGGGTGAGCACCGGCTAGTTTGCCACGACTTCCACTTCGTCATCCTCGCCCCAGATTTCGCCGCCCTGTGAATGGCACCAGTTATTCAGCATTTCAGCGGCAGTGCCTGGGTCGTGTTTTGCATCAGCAACCTGGAATGGAGTCGATTGCCCGTCCAGCAGGATTGGGCAAGACGCCTGAGCGAAATTGGCCGTCATGGTCGCTACCTTGTTGCCATTGGCGAGGATTGAATAGTCGTTCATCGTTTAACTCCTTGTGTCGTTTCCAGCCGT